ATCCGGTCAATGCTTCGAGCACGACATCGGTTTACTACGCCGCATGTTTCCAAGCCAATAGCAACTATTTCTCGACATCAGACCCGGCGCAACTCACAGTCGCAGGGCGTCAGATGGTGCTCGATAGCGTCTATGGCTGGACTAACGTTGCAGTGCCTGCGACAGTTTTCCCGTAAACTGTCGGGATCATGGCAACCCAAAATCAGCCCGATTATTACGTAGGTGGCGACTTTAATGCCTACTGCGCGCGGTGCGGTGGGAAATTCAAAGCTTCTCAGTTGCGAAAGCAGTGGCAGGGATACTACGTTTGCCCTGATGATTGGGAACCTCGACAGCCACAGGATTTTGTACGTAGCATTCGGGAACACCCCGAAGTCCCATGGGCGCAGAATCCGGCTGACCTGTTTGTTGTTTCGCCTATCGCGTTCATCAACAATAATGGACAATTCGTTCAGTTCGTAAACAACCTAGGATTGCCCGTGCAATTCACTGGAAGTCCCGGAGATTGATTAATGAGCACTCTAGGTCTAACAAATTTCGGAAGCCTCAGCGCGCCGATTCAGCCGCTGTCGGATTTTGATAATATTCTTGGAGAAAAGAACTCAGGAACTAAGGGCGCTGGTCTTATCGGATATACACCTGGCTCGGGATATGGCGCTGGATCGGTTGGATTGGCTCTGGATGGAGCCGCATCGTCCGCTGCATTGACCGCGTATGAGGCCGATGTTGCCAGTAGCGCCAATGGATCGGGCGTTGATCTTGTGGGCGGATCAGGACGTGTAATCTCGACCATTACTGCTCTTCGTGCGCTCCTGAAGACAGGTGTCGGTAAGGCATTTGTTCTTGGCTACTACGCATCAGGAGATGGCGGCGGCGGCGAGTATTACTACGATTCTTCTGATACGACGAGCGCAGACAATGGCGGAACGATCATCGTTGCAAGTGATGGTGGTCGGTGGAAACTGGCGGCAACAGATGAGATAAGCGTTCGACAGTTTGGCGTTAATCCGTCCCAGACGGATACAGTCAATGCGACTCGTTTCGTTGCTTGCGCAACAGCCTGTGTCGGATTCACTTTACGCGTGCCTGCTGGCGTTTACAACATCGGTGCCATTAATCTAGGCAAGACGCTTCGAGTTCACATCGAAGGAGAATTCAATTCCTACGATGCGACGTATGGCTCTGTTCTAAATTACACCGGTTCAACGACCATGTTCCTGGTCGGTGTTAATGACGGAAACCCGGATAGCACTGGATTCATTCGGAATGTCACTTTTCGATATCTGACGCTAACTACGACTACTGGACTGACTGCGGTTAATTTCACGAATGCCGCGCTCTGTAGAATTGATTACTGCTCGATTGCAGGATTCAAGGGAAAGCAAATCTTCCTGCATGAAACTGTCGGAATAGACATCGAAAATAGTGACGTTCGGGGCGATGGTGGAACAGCTTCTGGAAATTACGGCGTATATCTTGATAACGTCCAATATTTCGGCAATTTCGCCACACGGATAGCTAATAACCACATTTACCAAACGAACTGGCTTGTAAGAATTGCAGGCGGTCGGAATCTGACAATTCAGAATAATATATTCGAGAACGTCATGGGGTGGACTGTAGCCAACCCGCAAAATGGCGGCATGTTTGTTTTCGAGACGGCCGGATATATTTCTAACCTTGTTATCGACAACAACTATTGTGAAGCACAACGCGGATGGTGTCTGTACAGCAATCCCAGCTCACCATTTACAGGAGCCATTCTTAATCTCATCGTAACAAACAACGAATGGGGCGGAAGTGGTGATGCAGCAAATCCTAATCCAGGAGTTGGTAATCTTCCTCGCGGAAAGGTAATAACTCAGCGTATCGAGGGGAATCTATTCACAGACGCTCAAATGAATGCGGCGGCATCGCTTGGTTTGAGTGCAGGCCAATATTTTCCTTCGACAACGTTATTCGATCCAACGACAACAGTAATTCCTGACTCTAATTCAAACATTGGATATGAGGATTCGATCGTCTATGCTTTGAGGACGACTGAACTCCTAGGGACTGCTGGAGATTTTGCAGCGATAGCTAGCACCACAGCAGGCACATTGCCTATTTTCATCGCCAATGGAGTTCCTGCGGGATGGACTTCAGATATTTCTGGTGCCGCTCTTAATCTAGTTGTCGATGGAATTCAAGACACATTTGTCGTTCAGACTCCTGGGTCTGGCACAACGAATGTTCTATTCCACAAGACGCTGACTATTACGAGCGATCCCAATGTCACGTTCTATGCACTAGCATTTACTGCGCGCGGACGAGTCATCGTCAATGCTCAAGCAGTTCAGATTTACGACAACGGATCAAGTGTTGCCGGATATACAACTCAGGTAGTTACTTTCCAGGTAGCTGCTAGCACGACTTCTTTAACCATTCAATTCGCGACCGCAGTAAGCAATACATTCACGATTGCGGAAGCCAGATTGTGGAAAATAGGCGGTGCGGAATATAACGTTCCCGGCCCTGGGACAATGAATCAGGCGATTACCCGGGCTTGCAAGCGTTTGATGAAAAGAGGGGCATATTGAATGAATGACTTCGACCCTATGCAATATGGGATGCTCAATGAAAAGGTGAACAACCTTGAGAAAGAGTTGGGCGCACTTCGCAAGGACATTACCGAGCTTCTAGCACTCGCTAACAAATCCAAGGGCGGTTTCTGGGCAGGCATGACTATCGCTGCCGGGATCGGTTCTGTTATCGGATTTTTCGTTGAATTAATCGGTAAGCACTAAAATGACTACGCAAGTCCAAGCCATCCTCAACGGCGCAGCTCAGAACGCTGGGATTATTGGCGTTGGACAGTCGCTCGATAGCGAATCGTTGAGCGACTACCTGCTGAGGTACAACGACCTGATTAACCTGTGGCAGACGCAGGGGCTGAAGCTGTGGACGCGGCAGGATCTATCGATCCCGCTCGTCCTCGGGCAGGGCGCCTATAACCTTGGCATTGGTCAGAATGTTCCGATGGTTAAACCTCTGCGGGTCTGCGAGTCGTATATTTTGGTGACGAGTGGCGGCACGAAACGCCCTGTACAGCAGATTTCATGGGAAGAATGGTCACGCCTGTCTCAGGTAAACCAGCAAGGCCAGATAAATCAGATTTTCGTGAACCATCAGCGTGATTACCTGAACGTCAACACGTGGCAGTTGCCGGATTCCTCCGAAGTCCTGAACACGCTGCACCTGGTCATTCAAGGCCAAGTCGGAAACGCTGTGAGTTTGCTCGACACGGTGGACTTCCCCGTGGAGTGGATCATGGGCCTTAAGTGGGGCCTGGCTGACGAAATTTGCACTGGACAACCGTCATCTATCGTCGCCCGCTGCCAGCAACGCGCCCAAGCGTACCGTGAAGCCCTTGAGGGCTGGGACACTGAAGGCGTTCCAATCACATTCTCACCAGACCCGCAAGGGCAGTACTCCGGTGGCAAATTCCGCTGAATGGAAGGTTGTTCCGCTCGCTGCGTCGGTTGACCAGCGTTATGCAGATCCGTCAGTCGATGGACTGCTGACGAATGGATATTTAGAAAAAGATGAGGCTGGGGCGATATGGACGCGCCGACGTGCCGGACTTACCAAAAACACCGACCTCAGCAATACATCCGCTGGCGCCGGACAAGCTATATATTCATCTTCGAATCAAGGGTTTGGAGATTTTGTTTCTTTCAGAAATGGCGTATATAGAAATGGATTACTCGGATATTCTTGGGTATTAGTATCAAACGATAGTTGGTTCGATCAATCAACAGTTGTTGGATCAACACAAGTGTATGTTTCTAATGGAAATGAAGCAGCTTACTATAACGGAGCTTCTTTCACGAAAATAGTCTCCCCAAATTATCCAAATGGAACCATCAATGGTTCTGCATTCCTTAATGGTTATCTTTATGTTATGGATCGTGTTGGTTCTATCTGGGGTTCAACTAATCAAAATGACTTTTCTACTTGGAGCGCAACTAACGTAGTCAATGCATGGGGAACTGTTGGTCAGCCATATGCCATTAGAAGGCATTTGAACGAAGTTCTTTCGTTCAAAACATATACCGTAGAGGTTTTCTATGACGCTGGCAATAACGGTATTGGAAGTCCTCTTTTGCCAGTTCAACAGATAAATATCAAATGGGGATGCATAGCACCAAAAACTATCGTCACCATAGATGATGATATTTTTTGGGTGGGATCATCAACGAGCGGATTGAATTCAGTAATAAAAATGAATCAATTCAATCCCGTGGTCGTGTCTAATCCTCAAATAGATCGACTTTTATCTGTTAATGGTGCTGCGTTTGCACCCGGTAGATTCCAACTAGCTGCCTATTCATGCGCAATGGGAGGGGCAAAATTCTATTGCCTGACTTACGTTTATGTCCTCAACGGCATAAGATCAACTTTTCTTCTTTCATATAACATCAAAAGCGGAGAATGGTCAGTTTTCAAGACTGGATTAATTCCGGACGTGCCGCTTGCATCAGCACAAATATACCCCATAGCTTCATCAAATAATCCGTTTTCCGATTCAACAAGAGTACTGTTTAATGATGGAAATGTCTATGTTTCTGATGATTCGACAACTGTAGATACCGGAACCTCACAGACTCCAATATCTATGCGCCTTCGCACTGATAATTTCGAAGCGGGCACTTCGCTTCGGAAGATGGTTTCTGGACTTAGGATAAAAGCTGACCAGAAATCGGCTAGTGCATTGCGCATTCGTTGGTCTGACGACGACTACCAAACGTGGTCATCGTGGAGGAATATCGACCTGACCAAGTCTGTTCCATCTCTGCCTGGACTGCAAGGGACATTCTCCAAGCGTGCCTATGAACTGGAATATGCAGGAATCGACCCGATTCGGTTTTCTAGGCTGGAACTCCTGATCGCGCTGGGTGACATATGAGCACACAACCGCAACAGAGACTCAAAGGATTTAATTTTGACCAACCATTTACGCGAAAAGGCGATATTCCGACAGTAGATTTTTCTAGGTATCTTCAGCAGATTAATCAACTTCTGAACTTCCAGCAGAGGTTGGTTCCTGCAACAGCGCAAACTGTTTCAGCGAGCCCATATACATACACGAATAATACGGTAAATGACCAGTCTGTAATCGTACAGGGCGGAACAGTTAGTAAGATAGAATTCTCCCGGAATGGAGGTGCGTTTATAGATACAGGCGTTGTCGCCGGTATGTTCGCGCTCTCCCCTCTGGATTCCCTGCGCGTCACTTATACGGTCATTCCGAATGTCACGGTGGTTGTGCGATGAGCTGGATTGGCGATCTATTCAAAGGCGAGCTTAGCCACACTAAAAATCTGTTCAGCCAGATGGGCGATAAGCCGTGGAAGACTGGTGCCCAGTTCCTGCTTGGCGCAGGCGATCCGCTGAGCGCAAAGATGTGGAGCGGAATCACCGGAACCAAGTTCACGCCGCTGGTCGGACAACTTGGTGGGGAAACTCAAGCCCAGTTCGATGAATCCGCCAGGCAGGGCGTGAACGTTAAACCTGTGGAAACGATGGGCGGCATTGCCAATGCAATTGCTGGCTATGAGGCGGGTGGCTACTTCGGTTCTTCGGGGTCGCTTGGAAATCTGTTTGCACAGGGTGCTGAAAAGCTCGACGGAACATCCGCAAGCGAAGGAAAGACTACCGCAGAGGCTTCGTCGCTCCTGGGTCTATACGATAGTGCTACAGGGGGCAGCTCAGCGAGTTCAAAGAGCGGCGGAGCCATGAATTTTGGCGGCCTGTTCAACGGAATTGGCAGCCTTTTCGGAGGGAAAAGCTCTAGCGCGCCTTCATCGCAACAATCCACGTATTCAGGTGGCAACTCGGCTGGGTCGGATTCTCCGGATTATTTCACCAGCCTTTTCAACTTTGGCCCGGGAGCGGTAAAAACTTCCGATACCAATGAGCCAGTAACCCTAGCATCTCCGAACTACTCTGCTATGCTCTTGAATGGGATGATCGAATCATGAGCGCTCTCGATACTGTCACTGGAACTTTTGGCGATAACTACTCTGGCGCGTCCTTTGCCTCGGGCGGTTCGTCAGGTGGCAGCTTGGGTTCGATGGCTGATTGGGGTTCATTGCTGAGTGGAGTTACGGGCCTTCTTCAGAACAACAAAAACAATTCGACGCTGAGCAATGCCAACGCGTTCAACGCTTATCGACCGGCATATGCTGCTCAGCTCGCCAGCCTGATTGCCAATCCTTCCAGTGTCACAAGCGACAAGGGGTTCCAAGCCGGACTAGGGCAGGCGACGAACGCAGTTCAGCATCAACTCGCTTCTCAGGGACTGATCGGCGGCGGGACGATGGCCGGAACTATTTCTAACACCGCCGATGCCTATACGTCGCAATATCTCAACAACCAGGAAACGATGCTTGCGAACCTGGCGGGCGCGTGGATCAACCCGAACCAGACCTATGCGTCTCAGACCAATAGTGCTTCGAATACGCAGGGCGGCCTTAATAGCCTATTCAGCGGCGGTGCGGGGATCATTGGTAGCATGTTTGGTGGCGGTGGTTCTGGTGGCGGTGGTTTTCTGAGCGGCCTTGGCGGTCTATTCGGAGGTTAAGCCGTGCCCGATACCATCCAATTTCCGAATTACTACGCGCAGGCTAACGACCGTGCCATGGCTGCGCAGAAGCTTGCGCAGGCTCAAGCACTGACGCAGGGCATCCAGCTAGAGAACGCGCAGGCGCAGAAGACAGCCCAGCGTGCGGATCAGTTCATGATGGCGATGCAGCAACAGCAGCAGCAGAACCCGCAAGCGACTTGGCATGACAAGATCGCTGGAGCGACTGATGCTGCGATCAAGTCGGGTGACTTTGCTGATGCCGATAAGCTGATTGGCGTTTGGTCGAAGGCATCCGATCAGGAGGCGAAGGCGCTCGCTGACGGTCAGAAGGCTGTTGCTGAAGACATCGCGAACAAGCAAAAGAAGTTCGCTCAACAGGCGTCGTTTCTCTCGGGTGTTTCTTCGCAGCCTGATTTGGATGCTCGCCGACAAGCCTACAAACAGGCTTATGGTGAAGATCTGCCATTCCAGCAGTTCACGCCAGGCATGGACAAGCGGTTTGAGGATATCTCGATCAGTGCGCTTGACCGAGCGAAGATCATTAGCGAGCAGATGAAGGCAAAGACGGATCAGATTCGCGCTAGCGCGGAGGCGAGCCGAGATGCTGCCGCTGCTGCGTTGGATCGCGAGAAGATCAACACTGAGCGAACGATTCAGGAAAAGAACACCAAGGAAGGCGCTCTTTTCGCCGCCAAGGCTGACCCTAATAGCGGTGTTGGCGGCGGAGGTGGCGCAATCAATCAACGCCTTGCCGGTCGTCAATTCGAAGGTATGACCGCTGCCGAGGCTCACATCACCAACATGGCCAGCCTTCCAGCGGGTACTGGCGTGGGCACGTTCGGCGACATTGCTGCTCGGTACAACAAGAGCGGCGCTGATGCGCTCGGTGGCCTGACTGCGCGAAAAATGACTCCGGCAGCGAATCGCGCATTCCAGCAGGAGGCATCCGGTCTGGAGGTAGAACTGGGGGTTCTGGCAACCTCTGGCTCGGCTGGTGGCGCTTCGGCTCACATCGTCAAGGATTTGCAAGCCATGCGGCCGAAGGAGGGCGATCCGCCTATCGTGGCTGCGAACTATCTGGCGCTTGCCAAACAAGCCCTGCAAGTGGCAAACAAGGGATTCCAGGTCTGGCCTGGCGCAACTCCGCGCCAGAAGCAAGAGGCCGAGGAAACGGTTGCCAAGCTTGATAAGGCAGTACCGTGGACGGTGGCAGACGTTAACAAGCACATCACAGGCGACCGCAAGACCGCTTCGGCGAGCTATTCGGAGATGCTTAGCAAGTCCTCTCTGCCTGGGTCTACCGCCGATTCCCCGATCCCATACGATCCAGGTGATACCCATGTCAAAGGGCAGTATTACAAACTGCCAGACGGAACTATCGTCAAGTACAAGGGTGAATGATGGCTGACGTTCCGGCTGGCTTCGAAGTAGTCAAAACGGCGTCTGGCGCACCTCAGGGGTTTGAGGTGGTAAAGCCTGCCGGTTCGGCCGATAGTGCTGCGAGCGACCCGAAGTCGGACAGTCGAATTCACCTCGGCCAGGCGCAAGACTCTGAGCACATGACGACGCCAGAGTACATGATTGACCAGTTCGACCGTGCGCCTGGTAAGTTCCTGGATTTCATAACGCATGGGCTGAAGAATTTCGCTAACCCCGGCGCTGAAATGATGGATCAACTGATTGAGAAGGCTGGAGGTAAAACTTACCAGCCGCCCAAGCTGGGAGAGAAATTCAACGAGGCATTGCTTGGAAAGGAGCCTGCTCCAGCCAATGTCACTCAAGCTATCGCGGGCGCTGGTGCTGCGGCCGTTGCGACCGGTGGAACTGGGGGCGGATCAGCATTTCAGACGCTTAAAAATCTCGCTGTCTCAGGCGCATTTGGATCAAGCCAAGAAGCCGTTACGCAAGGGCTGGTTGGTCTTGGAATGTCGCGTGAGAATGCGGACAAGCTGACTCTTGCGATGGGCCTCGGGGCGTCGTTCGGTGGGGCCAAGATGGCAAACAAAGCGGGGCAGACCGCCGCCGAAAAAACTGCTGTCGAAAAGACTAAGGATTACGTCGCTCAACGCGAGGCCGTGAATCAGACAGCTTCGGAAAACGCTTCTCCGAAGTTGACACAGGATGCACTGAAGGCCGCGCAGCAAGAGCAGATGCAGACGTTTCAGTCTCGCGAGGAGGCGGCGGCTGCAACGCAGAAAACTGCCGACAAACATGTTGAGAACACGATTGCGACGTTCCAGCCAAATAGCTCGCTCGGAGAGATTGGGCAGGCGAGTCTGTCGAAGCTGAACGATACGGTTCGCGATCAGGTGAAGGCTCAGGCTCAGGGGACGTTGCAGAAGGTCAACGAGACTCAGCGCGTGGACGTGGCGCCAGCGCTGAAGCTGGCTCGTGACTATGAAAAGAAATTCGTCGGTCGCGATCTGGTTGCCGGATCTGCTGGCGGTGTGGCTGCGAATATCCTGAGCAACACCAAGGAAAACCTTGGAAAAACGAATGCGCCGGTCGGAAGCGGGAAAATTTCCTCGACGCTTTCGAGCAAGATTACGACCGACAGTGCCACGATGGACGGCAAGACCGTTCACAACATCATTGGTGACATTAACGACCGGATCGAAGGTAAGGGCAAATACGCTCAGGAGAACACGCCTGACGTGGGGAACCTGCTTGCGATCAAGAAAGCGCTAATCCAGTCGGTTGATAACGCATCCGGTGGTGCATATTCCAAATACCTGAGCGACTATTCTTCAGGCATGGCAAAGCTCGACCCCTTCCAGCGAGGCCAGGCCGCCGACAAACTGACTGCCGACATGGACTATGGTCGATCCAAGGCCATGGGGCCAGGGCAGGCGGCGGAAACGCTTCTGCCTAAGGGCATGAAAGGCGGCGACACTGCGGCTCGTATTCAGACCCTCATGGGCGATAACCCGGAGTTCCAGCAGGCAGTTAAGTCATACGTCGGTCAGAAGCTATCCGACCTCAAGGCATCGCCTGGTGGACTGACTCCACAGAAATTCGCTCAGTTCCAGCGGGACTACGGCCCTGCGCTGAAGTCCTACGGTCTGGATAAATCCGTCGCAACCGTTCAGGATGCTGTGCAAGCCGCTGCTGTCCGGGAGGCCGAAGTTAATGCGATCCGCAAGACGACAGAGACTCAGCGCGACCGGTATAACAACTCCGCGCTTGGTAAGGCTGCCGGTGTGGCTGACCCATCAATGGTGCTCGATCCCATCATGCAAGGCAACCGGAGCGAGCGTCTATCGAACATGCGTCAGACGGTGCAGGCCATCCAGAAATCGCCTCAAGCCGCTGCCGCAATGGATGGACTGCGTTCGAAGTTCAACCAGTATTTCTTCGATCATCCGACTGAATCTGAAGACCTTGCATTGATGGCTCAGAAGTCGGGGCTGTACTCTCCCGAGCAGGCTGCGAACATCCGAAAAGTTGCCGATGCGATTCGAGGACAAACCGCACAACAGCAGGCGAATCGAATGATTCGCGGAACGGCCGACTTCACGCATCAGGAAACGACGGCAAATTTCGTCGTCAATAAGGTGGCTTTCATTTTGCTTTCTGGTGGCATTGGTACTGTTGCGGGAAGCCCGGTTTCTGGTTTGGCAACTGGTGCGGCAGCCGTTGCAGCGCAACGCATGATTGCTAGACAGAAACAAATGACCGTTGATGCTGTCGCCAAGATCATCGAAGACCCGAAGATGGCGAAGATCATGGCCGCTAAGCCTGACAAGGGTAATGCGTTCCTAGCCGATCATATCGCTCGACAGATTGCCGCCGACGTTGTTCGACAGAACAGCAGCAACCAGCAGCAGGAACAGCAGCCGTGAAAGTCCTTGTCATCGATACGTGCAAGTGCTCGCTGGATGTGGCATATCGAGCGCAGGAGGCAGGGCACGACGTTCGGTACTGGCTCCCGGACACCAAGGGCGGGAATCGTCGTCCTGCTGGCGATGGGATCGTTCCGCGCGTAGCTGACTGGCGGCCTTCGATGAAGTGGGCTGATCTGATCTTGGTCAGCGATAACTGCCTGTACATCGACGCTTTGCAACCGTACTTCAATGCGGGATACCCGATCTTTGGCTGCAATAAGCAAGCCGGTGAGCTGGAGCTTGATCGACTGAAGGGAATGAAGGCTCTCGAAAGCTGCGGCATCGAGACTTCAGAAATGATCCGCTTCAACAGCTATAAGGACGCCGAGAAGTATGTACGTGCTCATCCTAAGCGATATGTCTGCAAGGCGATCGGTGACGCTCCGAAGAAATACTCGTATGTCTCGAAGAGCGCGGCGGATATGGTTTACAAGCTACAGGAATGGCAGAAAGACCCACCGCTATCTAATGGGTTCGTCCTCCAAGACGTAATCAAGGGCATTGAAATGGCTGTTGGAGGCTGGTTTGGCCCCAATGGCTGGTCGCAGTGGAAGTGCGAGAACTTCGAACACAAGCGTCTAATGAGCGGAGACTATGGTGTTTCGACAGGTGAGATGGGCACCCTATTGAAGTACGTCAAAGAGTCTCAGCTCTTCAATGATGTGCTTGAGCCATGCAGTGACTACTTGTTCAGCATCAATTATGTAGGGTATGCAGATATTGCCGTAATCATTGACGGGCGCGGCATTCCGATGCCTCTCGAATGGACTTGCCGATTTGGCTGGCCGTGTTTTCCGATTCAGACCAGTCTGCACAAAGGCGATCCCGTCACTTGGATGGCTGATCTGCTGGAGGGGCGCGATACGATCAAGGTCAGCGAAGACATCGCGTGCGGTGTCATCATGGCTCATGGCGATTTTCCCGAGTACACGAACACTCCGCAAGAGAACACGGGAGCGCCGATCTATGGGCTCACCAAGTCGGCTTTGAAGGACTTCAAGTTGTTCGATGTGTGCATGAAAAAGGCGCCTGTGATGAAGGGCGGCGAAGTCGTGGAAGAACCGACCTTCTGCACGGCCGGGAATTACATTGGAGTTGCCGTAGGAACTGCAAAAACCGTTGCGGAAGCTTGTGACAAGGCGTATTCTCTAGTCGAGTCCATCGAAGTCCCGTCCAATGTCATGGTACGCGACGATGTGGGCGAGCGGCTTGAGAAGCAGCTTCCCAAGCTACAAAAGCTAGGTTATGCGAAGGATTGGGTTTATGGCAGCAGCGGAGAATCATCGGGCTAAAGATCACGCTCAACTTCATAGCATATGGGCCGCAATGAAGCGGAGATGCTATTACGAGAAGGGGAAGGACTTTCCTGGTTATGGCGCAAGAGGCATTCGAGTTTGCGATCCGTGGCTGTCATTCAGTGAATTTGCGAAAGACATGCTCCCGGGATACAAGGCTGGATTGCAACTCGACAGAATCGATAACAGTGGAAACTACTCTTTCGAAAATTGTCGGTGGGCGACTCCAAAGGAAAACGCTAGGAACAAGAGAAACAACGTAATAGAAGCCGAGGACGTTGCGGTCATCAAGATACTAAGGCTTAAGGGTGGATGGAGTTACAGGAATATCGCTGCTATTTATGGGTTCAAGTCCCATAAGAGCGTAATGAACATCGTCAACAACCACCAGTGGAGCTAACTATGCGCACCGAGACTGACCCCACGGAATCCACCAAGGACTGGACGCCCTTTGGGCCTAAGGTTGAGAAGCCGGTGCAGCAACCGGAAGAATGGCAGAAGGTTCCCGACGCGCCTGGCGTCGAGTACAACTGGAAGACCGGCAAGACACGGACGAATATTCCGCTGCCGTTTGCGCGGATGGAGGACAACCTCGCGATGTTCTATAGGGACTCGCTGAAGTACGCAAAGTGGACGTCTATCGTTACGCATGAATACTTTATTACTTGACTGGCCCACTATCGTTAGACGAACCCTTCTGCACGAGGGCGGCTATTCGATGGACGTTCGCGATCCGGGCGGCGAAACGAACTTTGGCATCAGCAAACGCTCATACCCGAACGTCGATATCAAAAACCTGACGCGAGAGGGCGCGATTGCAATTTACGCCCGTGACTACTGGCCGGAAATTGACCAGCTAAACCCGCCGCTCGCGTATCAGGTGTTTGACTTTGCGGTCAATGCGGGGAAATACCGAGCCATCCAGTTCCTCCAGTTCGTCGCTGGAGTCCAGCAGGACGGTGTTCTAGGCCCTCAAACGATGGCTCATCTGTCGGGTCTGACGTATCCAGCCCAGGTATTCGGCTTCATCGCCCGCGTTCAGCAGTTCTATCTGGAAAACCCTCAGTGGAAAATCTACGGCAAGGGCTGGATTGAGCGCTGGACGGAAAACCTCCAATACGCAGCGCAGGATTTCAGGTGAAATATCGGGCGTTCGTACTGAACGATGATTTGCTTTTCGAACCAATCGGAGAGCCGTTCGAAGCTAATACCTGTCTGGAAGCTGTTCAGCAAGCGCTTGAATACTGGCCCGGCTTACATCCTGTCATAGAGGAATACATGCCTGAGGTTAAACTACCGGCATGAACTCTCTACTTTCTGCCGGTGCAATCAAGGTTTACGCTGCCGTCATGATGGCAGCAGGTTGGTTCTATCTTCGTGTCATGCACGTTCAAGGTGCTGACGACGTGGTGGAATTCTGCAAGATGGGTCTGGCGGCGCTCTCTGCGCACTATCTGACCTATGCTGATCCGGCCGCAGAGCAGGCTGCTCAGTCTGGTAATACCACTATCACCATTCCCGGAGGTACTTCGAAATGAGGATTCATTTTCTCTACGCTGCCACGCTGACGCTAGCTCTGGCTGCCTGCACTTCGCTGGGCCTCGTGGCGCCTCAGTCGCTGGATGAGTCGCTGGCCTATGCCCAGAGCCAGGTGAGTGCGCTGGAACTGTCGGCCGCTCAGGCAGCGCCGACGGGAAAGCTCTCTGCGGATGATCTGAAGAACGTTCTGTCGTTCGGCGACCAGGCAACTGCCGCTATCACTGCGGCGCATGCTGCTGAGACTGTCGGCGACACCGCCACGGCCCAAGGCAAGCTGGCACTGGCAAGCTCCCTGCTGGCGCAACTGTCGGCTTATCTCACCGCTCACGGAGTCAAGTAATGGCCAACGTCACCGAAGCAATCGACATCCTGGCCGCTGTTTTGACTACTGCGACCAACGCGCTGACTCAGGCTGCGTCTATCTCGGCGACGGTCAAGCAGGCGCAGATGGAAGGGCGAACCACTCTCACGGACTCCGAGTGGGCCGGTATCCAGGCGACTCAAGCGACCTCGCGTAAGGCGCTGGTGGACGCTATCGCCCAGGTACTCGCCGCACACGGCGGCTAAGCGGTATGCGTAGCGGCGTCGTATAGGGCGCCAATCAGCGCAATCAGCGCAATAAACGCTGCAATGAACATGGCCGCTCCAGCCACAAATGGCGCCAGCAGGATCAGGGCGATGATTCTGTAAAGAGTTTTCACATTTCTCCTAGCGGCGATACGAAAACAAAATCTCATCCGCCCTTTTTCGCGCCGACACGTAAGCCTCGCTTTTCTGACTTACGCGCTCCAGTGAGCCAATCTTAGCGTCAAATTCGGCGGCTGCCTCGTTTAAATCGAGGGGAGGAACGCTTTGTTTTTCTCGGGCATAGTTCACCAAGCAAGCTTTCAGGACGGTTTCCTCGGGCAGTCTCTCGATGAATTTCCGAGTGACGCGGCCGTGTTTGCAGATTGAATCTGCCAGCCGCTGAGCCTCTGGATAGCCGCCTTTTGGGATGATCTTGGTGAGCTTCGACGCGAGGAATTTCAGCGCCATCCGATCGCGCGTTTCGCTAGGGATATCGACAAGCGAGACTTGGATTTGGTTGGCGTCTCCGACCAGGAGCATGGAGCCGGAGATGTGATAAGGGACGCTAGGCGGCCGGGCCATTACGATTCGTCGTCCTGTTCCAGAGCATCCGGAAGGTTCGGCAACTGCCTGGCAGCCATCGTGAAATCAATGCACGCCCGAACACCCATGGAGACGTTATTCCCCTTGGGAGACATGCGCATGCAGAACGCGATCTGATCGGCCGACATGCGGATATGCGCGATGCCCTGTTCCTTCGGCAGGAACGGCGGACGGCCTTTGTCATTGCGCCACGATAGATCGACTGGCAGGCCGATGCGGGACAGCCTATAAATCTCGCGGTTCAGCGCCTTTTTGTCAGCGTAGTAATTCGGCGGGTGCGGCTTCAGAGCAGCCATCGCCAATTTCTTGGCCTCCAGTTCGCGAATCTGCGCCGTAATCTCAGGCGGCCGGCGAGGGTCATCCGGGATGATTCGGATTTGGAATCGCGGGGGGATTGGTGGATTGGTTGTTTCGTCAGTCATTTGGTTTTCCTTCACGGCTTCACTCCCTCATCAGCCAGTGCGCGAATTGCGGCAGCGCACCGACGAGCCTCTTGGTCTTCGCGATTGAGGTCACCCATGAATCTAGCTTCGCACACCTTCGCAGCATCCTCCAGCGCAGCCCGGCGAGAGGCGAGCCAGACTCGCCATTCATTTTCACATGAGCCGCGAGCCAATGTCGCTTCAGCACCCAATGTCCCGATTCCGAGCCGAAGCATGTCGGCCATTACCCACGCCTCGAACTCTGCTCGCGTGTCATTGGTCATGCTGTTCTCCGAGTGCAGCGGCGGCACGGACGATGGCGCGGCGAGTGGCGGCATAGATGCAGTCCGAGTTCTGGCCGCACAGTTGTTCAACCCCGATGTGATGATGCATCTCAGGGGTGCCAAGGATGCCGAGGTCAACGGCAAGCCTGAACGCGTCCGCATCGTCTTCAAGCGCGTTCCAGTATTGGCCGAACCCCTCAGGCGTGAAGACCGTTGGCTCGGGCCATTCGTTGAGCAGCGCTGGCTCCCATTGGAAGTTGTACCCCGCAGCCCTCGCCGCAGCCTGAAGTAGTTCGCGGTCATTCATGTTGCATCCCCTCGTCACCCTTGGCTGAAGACTGAGCGCGGGCGAGCCAGCCGAGCCATGCGTTGTTGACGTAGCCGTTGAGGTAGTGCATGTTCTTGCCGTGGCCGAACGTGGTCAGGTCGCCGCGATCCTTGCGGATGTATGCCTCGAACGCAGCTCTCTCCGCCTCTTCGCTCACCGCAGGCTGTACTAGAGCCAGGAGGGCGTCGATGTCTGCACAGAGAGAATCGAAGGTCGGCTTGTGGCCGATGTAGAGATCGAGCGTGCTTTTGATCCCCTCGGCCGGCCTTGTTGCTTGGTTGCTCACGTTGATTCCTTCGGAGGCAGCTTGTCGCATGGGACGAGTTCGTCGGGCACGTTGGCCTCACTAGCCGCCCAAGGCCTGTAGCGGCTCGGCTCATCCGTCCAGGTGTGAGACTTCCAGAACGAATCCGGCCGGGAAACCATCATCAGGCCGCACCGTTCGCAGCAGCGGCGCTCGCTGCCATAGGGCTGGCCGCGCTGCGTCATTAGGTGTAGCGTGGTCACTTTGATTCCTTCAGGGCCATGGTTGCCCGGCGAGATTCCTGCGCGTGATCCGCCCGCAAGGCTTCGACTTCCCTGCGCAGCTCCGCGACTTCGGCGAAGTAGGCCGAGCACATCGCGTTGCGTTGTTCGATGATCGCGTTCGCCTCGTCCAGCGCTGATTGAGCTGGTGCGCGCGTGTTCCATCTCTCGCGTGCGTCGTCTGGATTGATGAAGCCCTCGTGAAAGCTCCCGTCGAATAGCGTGCACCCGCAGTCGGTGCACTCCATGAAGGTCGCCATCTTCCCGCCGTACCAAGGATCACCTTGAGGTTCGACATCGCGATAGGCGGCCTGGACATTCCTACCTCCGCAGAACGGGCACGGCAGCACGGTGCTTGGAAGTTGCTCAGCCACGGCCTTCTCCCAGCCGCCAGCCGTTCTTCGCGGCGAGAGCGCGGATGGCCTTGGCGCATTCATCGTCCTCTTCGTCACGCGTCTGGTATTCCTCTTCGATGCGGCCACCGTAGTAGCAGGCGCCGGTGTCGGGCTCGCGGGTGCCGTGATCGTTGAATCGATCTTCGGCCAGCTTCTCGCAGGCCCTGGCGGCTTCCTCCAACGTGGCAAGTCGAATGGCATTGGCGTCCAGCCCCTGCACTTCCATGCTCGCTGCGGGAGAGGGGGAGGCGAGCACGAGGACGTGTTCACCGTGAGGCAAGTCGAAGAACGGGTAGCGCTCGCCGACGAACTCCCAGTGCTCATAGCCTTCAGGCGTCTTGTAGCGACGTACCCGCGCCACCGCCTCGGCTCCCTTGGAAGCAGCCGTCAACTCGATGTAGTTGTCGGCGAAAACCTTGTTCGTCTCGTCCACGTCGCGCGCGGCCTCTGCTGCAAGCGCCCGGTTCTGCCAGTAGTCGATGGCGCCGTGCAGCGTGCCATCTCCCGCCGCGAGCGCATCTTCCATCGTGGGCACCTTGGAAGCAGCAGGCGCAGGAGAGGCGGCGAGCTTTTCAGCCACGAGCATCTCCAGAGATTCTGTTACCGAGCCCGGCAAAATCCCGCGATCCACGGCGGGCTTGATGATGCGGCAGCAGTTGTCGTAGACGTCGGCGAGGAAGTCTTCTTCGGTGTTCTCGGGGTAGCCTGTTGGAGTATTTGCCTTGTGCTCGATCCAAGCGGCATCGGCGCACTCGCGGCACTCATGCGGATGGCGGATTCCGTGCTTGCAAACCTCGCTCGTCCCGGCCGGCACTTCACCCACCGGGGTGGATGCCATGGAGGCGAGAGCCGAGAGTTCTTCGATGAGGTCAGCCAGCGCTTCGTACCGTTTGTCGTCCGAGTCTCGCTGGCGGTCTTGAAAGTCCGAGTTTGCATCCATGCCCGCGCTGTACATCGCGGAACCGTAGGCTTCAGCGATTCGGCGGAAGTCCGCTAACCTCGACACTTCGACGGGGGAAGGGGTCTGGCGGGCGAGTTCAGTGTTGTCGGTCATGGTGTGTCCTTCAGGGCTTAAGGGCGGCGCTGATCTTGGCAAGCGCGTTAGCCGCGATTACGCGATAGTTCGAACCGCCGTGTTGGTAGTGGTCAAGCGCATCCTTTGCCACGTCCAATGCCTCCCGCAACCGCTCCACTTGCGCCTCCAGCTTGGCGTTGTGCGCCTGCGATTCGGCAAGGAGGCGGGTGGCATCGGTGCAAGCCAATTGGGCATACGCGATGACATAGCCACGCTGCTCCGTCGTCAAAGCAAGCGCCCAAAATCCGAGTGGCGGCAGCTCCATCCCCGCCCCGCTGGCGTTGTCTTTGGTCATGCGGATTCCTTTCGCGCCAGCTTGGCGATGTTGATGAGCACGTCCCGGAACTCGGGCGGCGTGGCGTTGCGGATGCGCGTCTTGTCCTTTCCTCCGACCATCGCCATCATTCCAATGCGGCGCGCCTTCTCGTAGCCGTGCAGCTCCAGGGCGCGGGGATGGATGCGCTGCTCGGTCTTGCCCCAGCGCAGTTCGGGGAGGCCCTCGAATCGCATGCCGCGAGCCAGAAGCCACGTCGGCTTTCCAGCGAGGTGACCGTACTGGCCCTGATAGACGCAGCAGGTAAACCACGGAGCGCAGAACGTCTGCCCGGCCGCCACGATCCAGCCGCCCGAGCGCGGCGGCTTCTTGAAGCCATAGGCTGCCCAGGCATGTGAGTCGGCCGGATGCTCCAACACGCCGCCGCAGATCATGAGCGCGTTGATCGCGGCCATGAAGCAGTTGCCGTCGTCGCCCATCTGGAACTGGTGCGGCTTGCGCGTGCTGCCGTGCCAGAAGCGACCCCAGCGCTGGCACGGCGGATGCGCGACGACCGGATGCGGGCCAGCGTATTTGCGGGCATCGCGCGCTTCGTCCCACGGGTCTATGCCAGGCAGACCAAAGTAGGCGCCGTCCGTTTCGACGTAGAGTGCGGCAATGGTCATGCGGATTGCTCCGGGTTGGTGGCGAGGGCGCGCGAGGCGATGCGATCTCCAGCCTCGCAGCCGAGGACGTGATCGAGCATCGCGCGCGCTTCGATGGCTGTCAGCAGGTTGGTGCCCGTTGGGCAAATGCTTGTCGAGCGTTGGGCCTTGGGCCGATGTGTCTGTCCATCAGTGCACACCGAGTCTGGAAGCGTCCACGATAGGAAACGGGTTACCAGCTTGTTCATGTCGTCCTCGTATTGGCGACGCTCGTCTTCGATTGCAGCCAGCAGCCTCGCATCCTGGCGCTCAGCTTCATTCGGGTTTAGCTTGCGCTCATGGCCGCATGCTTGGAGGATTAGGCTGATAGGCTTCTCGGCAGTCATCCGCCAGCCATCGGGCGCGACGATCAACCATTCCGCCGTATGCTTCTCGCTCATCTCGTTGTCTCCTGGGGTGGGGGTTAAGACCAGTCGTAGCCTTCGACCCACGCAAAGAAATCATCGATGTCCGGCTCAAAGTCGCCTTCGATGTAATCGTTCGCCGTGCTCTCGACACTTGCGACGTATCGGGCGACCATGGCATCCGCACGCGCTTGCGCGGTTTGCTCTGCCATCGCCACGATTTGTTCTTTGGTCTTGCTCATATCGTTCTCCAGTTGGTTAGGGGGATCAGCAGATCAGGCGGCTGATCATTTTGATGTCTTCGCGGCCTCTGCGATTTTCTGGATCATTTCAACGGGCACGCCATCATGAATCGCTTCGATGATTCCCCAGACCGTTTCAGAACGCAGGCTGTGGCGGAATTTTCTGTTTTCGTCAAGAACAACAAAACCGGACAGACGCGGAGGATTCGTCATGTAGTACTCGGCGGTCAGACCTGCATTCTTAGTGATAGTGAGAAATTCTTCGTTAGTCATGCGACTCCAGAGCGGACTTTCGGGCATCTTTCTCTTGCACATACCGAGTCAGTCGCTCAGCGTCCCGCGCATTCCTTGCGTCAGTCTGAGCTTCTGTGAACGCGTCTTTCAGTGCATCCAACGTCACCGCATTCTGTATGGCAATTGTATGTGCGTCTGGTTCGTGTTGTGTAGGGGTTTTTACTGATTCAAGCGCGAGCAGCTTTATCTCATGGAGCGCTTTCTTACCACGAGTAGCAGTCAGCGATACCCGAATGCCTTTTTCTGGGATATCGGTCATCCTGGAGATACGAATTCCGCCGACAGCCTCACCGCCGAACTTGATAGTCGGGTCGTTGTAAAGTTCCAAAGAACGACCAGCCCACACAGCCCCGTTTGATCCCCATGCGTGGATCAGGACTTTTCGCATCGTCTTGCACGGTTTGTACGGGCGCCCGTTCTCACCTTCGTAGTGAACAGACAGCGGCTGATCTGCTCCACCACCCGCGCTAACGTGCGTAATGGTGACGATGATCGGGCCACCTAGAAGTTGTTCGCTGTTGAGCTGATCCGACTTTGGAATGATGGTGTACCGGAGGTCTGAAACGTCACTCATTGGTAGTTATCTCCACGTCAGTGTCCCGTTTGGCGTATGCGGGGAAATCCAAGGCCATGTAGCCGTCGCCATAGGCTGACCATCGATTGGACTTCACGCATTCAGCATAGAGCGCACGCAGTTCGGCGCATTCATCGACTGCTTGTTTGTCGATGTCGTCCAACATCACATAGGGAACAGCGAGAACAGGTGGCTGGGCACTAACGGCCGCAAACACGAAGTCAACGACTTCAAGCCCTGTTGCCTGTTGGAATCCGTCTCTGTAGTGAGCCGCCTGTCGGTGGTAGCCCATTCGAGCTGCGGCGCGACCGAATCCGCTGGGCGATTCATCAGCGGTAGATTTCAGGTCGATGAGCTTGATCTGCTTATCGTTCAACGGATGCACCCAGTCTGGACGCGCCTTGCAATAGATACCGGTCTGAGGATCGATCCAGAATACAGAGCACTCGCCATAGCCTTTAGAGAACAACTCAGCGAAGATGGCGTTTGACTGGATCGCGATTAGTTGCTGCTGAGTGAGCGAGAAATCATCGGCGGAAATGATCTGCTTGCCTTCTGCACAGATGGCGAAATCCGTCCACCATTCTTTGGCCGCAATGCTCTCAGGGCTGGATTTCTTGGCTTCCCATTGCGCTTTCGTTGGCCGGCGTGGGGCATCTTCAGGCACAACCACATAGCGATCATGCAAAGCATGCGCTTCCAGCAAGGCGCAGTGAACGAGATTGCCGCGAAGCATCGACTTCGTCTCCTCGACTTCAATGCGGTTTTTGTAGTGCCACGCCGAGCGCGCCAGATGTTTCATGCCAGTAGCGCTTAGGGCATCAACGGCGTGATATTCCTCGGCTGGCATGTCGCGATATAGTCCCATTGGACGATCAGACATTAAGCCTCCCGCGCCATGATCTGCTGGCGGATGATTTCGCCGATGTTTTTGGGACGGTTCTGAGAGTTCGATTGCTTAATAGAATCATTGAGCGCGCGACAGACCTGTAGCGCATGCTCGCCGTTAATTGTCCTTATGCAACCAGGCAGAATCCAGCCACCAGCAATGTGCCCTTTGTCCGGATGGTGAAATGCATCGCCCCACAGGACAGCCGCTTGACCGACGACGATGTTTTTCCCCGCGATGATCGGAGATTCGTAGTCGTTCACGTGCGCGCCTCCAGGATCGCCTTCGCGGCGTCCGTCATCGGAATCGATAGTTCCGGGTCAGTCTTTCGACGCGCTTGAGCCTGCATGTCGCCTTCGATGGCACGGACTCCGATCAGCGAACGCGACAGTTCGGCGTCGATGGCGTCCAGTTCGCGAAGCGCCGCGCGAACCTCTCCGACTGCTCGACGAACCTCTTGCCGCATCGTCAGCAAACGTGCCTCCAGCATGGCTGTATGGCTTGAGTGTGCGATCATGATTAGATTCCCAGTTCTGTTTCAATCTGCTCCGTCCAACTTTTCCGGACGGACTGACTGAAGTTGTCAATGTCGACCCATGCGTCGCGTATTACCGCGCCCTGTACGAAGACGCTGCCGCAAAAGATGACGTATTCCACCAGGACGGTGGCTTCTCCGAGCTTGAGTTCGAAGCCGAAGAATTCATCGTCGTCCCTCATGACGAGCTTGGTCATTGCATGAGTCTCCGAACCGCTGAACGAGCCCACAAGTCGGAGTCGTCGATTACAGAGACAATCGGCGATGGATTGAACGGCGTGCGCAACTTTTGCATTGCCGCCTGGACGCTCGGCGCTTCTACGGTGGAATCGCTTACAAGACCAGTAATCCCGTCGACCGTCTTGCCGCTGTCCGGTTCACGCCAATGGCCGAGGATGAGGAGGTAGGATTGGAATTTCACGTCTTTCTCCGTTGGGGGATGAGTAGACTCTACACGCACCCCTGACAACCCGTCAACGACTATTTGCAGAAATTTTTGCGGTGTGGTCTACTGTTCAACATGCAGCAGGAACTGACCATTCATGATTTTGTGCGGGAGGCTGGCTCAGTACGTGAGCTGGCCGGTTTCTTGGGTGTCGATGACAGGAAGGGCTTGCTGCGCGTAGCGCAATGGGCCTCTCGCGGCGTGATCCCTCCTAGGGCACAGCTAGACTTCGCCGCCGAATGGCAGGTACTACGAAATCGGATCAACCGAAAACAGGTGGCCGCATGAACTGGGGCCACAAACCCCTTAAGGGCCGCATCAGCCTACGCGAGCAGATCGAACGCAATCAGAAGGCGCTCGACCAGCACGCTGAGCTGTCCGGGAAACCGCGTGTAGTGCTCGACATCCCGCCTGCACCTGTAAAACGTGTCGCACCCCAGCCCAGCGTCCGACCGCTTGAGAAAGACGTTCAGAAGGCCATCCTGAGCATGATCCGATGGCGCACTGACGTGGTGTTCTATGGCCGATTCAATCGCGGTACGGCGGTTTACTATGGCCAAGACGGCAAGCCCCGACACATCGTGTTCAACACCGTTCCAGGCTTTACCGACATCCACGGCATGCTCACAAGCGGCCGAGCGTTCTACATCGAATGCAAGCGCGACGCGAAGGAAAAACCGACAGCAGATCAGCTCGAATTCATCGGGAAGATCAAGGCTGTAGGCGGCATAGCTGGCGTCGCGTGGACTGTCGAGATGGCGCAAGACCTCCTCAATGGCATCGTTCGACCCTAACCGAGACTAACAATGATCGACCACGATGCCGACCAGGCAGGCGGGATTGACGATGACGTTCCCGATGAGTACTACGATGACGAAACGGAAATCCGTCTCGTCTCGCTTAGTGAGGACGCACTTTCCGTTGATTTCGTCAATCGAAACGCCCACCGTCTGAAGTGGACTGCGGGCATGGATTGGTTTTTCAACACAGGTGAACGCTGGGCTCCTGACGAGGGGCTGAAGAGGTTTAACTTCTCTCGCATAGTTGCCCGTGAAGCCGCCTCTACTCTGTCGGTAAAAGACCTGAAGCTCGCCCGGAAGATCGCATCGAACGGCACGATCAGCAGCATCGTTAATCTGTCGAAATCTGATCCATCAATTAGTATCTCCATTAACTCGTGGGATTCTGACCCGATGGCCCTGAATACCCCTGACGGGATGGTTGACCTAAAGACAGGGAATATCCGTCCTCGTGCTGGTGATTTCGTCACGAGGTGCGCAAGATGTACCCCAGACAGCAGTATCCCGACGCCAACATGGCTTAAATTCCTCGATAGCGTATTCTCCCAAGACGAGGAGATGATCGAATTTATCCGACGACTGCTCGGATATTTCATTACCGCTGATCGTCGTGAGCAGAAGATATTCTTCGCGCACGGCCTCGGAAGTAATGGCAAGTCCACGCTGTTCAATTTCTTCCAGTGGCTTTGCGGAGATTATGCGCTCGACCTCCCGGCCGAAGTGCTCATGACACAGCGTAACCCAGGACATCCTACTGAGCTAGCACAGCTCCGAGGAATCCGTATCGCTATCAGCGGGGAAATCGAACGTGGTTCCCACTGGGCCGAAGCGCGGATCAACCGCCTGACCGGTGAAGAAACTCTCACAGCACGCGTCATGCGTGGCGATCCATTCACATTCCGCCAGACTCAGAAACACCTCGTGGTGGGTAACCACAAGCCGCGCTTGGATGGCTCAGACCCTGCGTTGGTTCGTCGGTTTGTACTCATTCCATTCGATGCGGTATTCGCAGCCGGTCAGCGCGATATGACAATGATCGACAAACTGAAAGAAGAAGCACCTGGTGTGCTCGCATGGATTATCCAGGGTTCCGTCGAGTGGTATAACTCTGGCCTGCAAATCCCGTCGAAAATCTCCAACTCCAGCGCGGAGTATATGGAAGAGAACGACGATATCGGGACATGGATGTCCGAATGCTGCGAAATGGCATCCAGTAGTCCGCTGGCCAAAGCCGCTGACCTGTACGAGTCTTACTCGACGTGGGTTAAGGCTCGCGGACAGTTCGCAGTATCTCTGCCGCTCTGGGCAAAGCGTCTGAAGACAGATCCGAATATCACAAGCAAGAAATCAGGCTCGATCCGCTATGAAGGGATCAGCCTGACTCTGAGTGAGCGCGAACGGTTGGCGGATTTGCGACGCTAAAAGCCGCAGATCCGAATCAGAATTCGTTCGAACCAGCCGGTGTGCACGCGAATGGGATCGTGGCCCCATCGAGCGCACATGCTGCGCGGTGCTCGACCCGTCCATGCGCTGGAGTACATGCGGTAGCGGTGTTCGTGTCTCATTTCGCGCACCCCTCAGCCTGGCACGTCACCGGCTGAGTCGTCTCGTCCGGCTTCTCGAACGGCGACGCACAGTCCGCGTTGCAGCCACTGAGCGCGCCAATCACGCCCAGCACCATCAGTAGGCACAGATACCCGAACACCAGCCGGAACGCCCGGCGAATCTCTGAGTGGGTCATTTCGCTTTTCTCCTGCGCCACACGGGCGCGTTAGGGTCTGTTTTCTCCGACCGTCAGCCACGTCATCGGTACCCCGCTCAGGTACGCCTTCCACGTGGCTGTCAGCACGGTTTCCCGGTGAATCGCTCCCAGCACATCCAGCCGGCTCATCGCGGGCACTCCGGATACCACGTCACGTCCACCTGATCGCTCGATGGTGGGATCGACGCAGGGGCCGGCGGATCACCGCCACAGATGCCAATCAGCGTTTCGCCTTCGAACACCCGATTGCCGACCACGTAGACCGGTCGCTGGCCGTCGAGTGCAAGCCGAGGATGCGCGACGCTGAGTATCAGAGCAACCATCCCGCCGATGAACGCCACGACGAATGCAGCCCAGAGAGTGTGGAGGATCATGCTCACGATGCGCTCCCGGTGGACAGACCCAGTGCCCGCAGAACGCGCTGAAACCGCGTCAGACGCGCACGAGCGCAGCGCGACGGCTCACACCAGCCAAGCGGCGTGCGAACCGCGCTATCGGCCATCTGCTGGTTTGCTGTGTATTCGGAACGGGTCATGGTGCTAACTCCTGTTGGTGATCACTCGGTGATCGGATGTTCGACACGGAACTGCTCTGCATTGAGCTCTATCCAGTCCTCGGGCTCCATCCCGCTCTCCTGGATTGCCTCAAGCTGCTCTGCCATGTATTGCTCGAATGACATTGCTTGCTCCGGTGCGTTGTCGATGACTCAATTATCGTCACACACATCAACGCGAACATAGGGACAAACCCTACCCCCGTCGATTCCGCCACCAAGCATCCAGCACGCGATACGCCCAGTCCACCAGTTCGCACGCCACTGAGCACACACACACGAACGACACCACGTCCCACACAGCCGACCACCAGCCAGCCGATCCACACGCTATCTCGGTCATACACCCTCTTATCGTTAAATACGTCACGCGGATTTTACGGAGTGTCAACCGGGGAGGATCACCCGTTCAGGGGATGCAGGCGTAACAGCGTGTCAGGACTTGAGCGCGATGTCTAGCCATTTGATGCAACCGGACTTCATGCTTCGCAATCCAAGCCGCCTCAGTTCGAGAGAGAACGCTTTGTGCGAGACAGGAATCGGAAGCCACGCACAGTAGGCGGCATACAGGGCTGCAGAGCGAATGCCCCTACCTGGCGCAACCATTAACCGAGCCTCGATGAACTCTGTGACGGTCGTCAGTGCAACTTGCCCAGACGGAAGCTTGGCGTAGTGTTGGATGAATGTCATTCCCAATCATACCATCCACCCATTATCCATACGTGAAAACGCCAAGTGGGATACCTGGGACACCCTGAGATTTCACAGGCTCACCTGAGTGTCTGCGACTGCGTACTTACGTACTCTATATTTATTTACCCGCGCGGGTGATCTCTCTATTAAGAGAGCACGTTGCTATCGCAAACGCACAGGCAAGCCGTGCAATCAGTAGGGTGTCCCACCTATCCCACTTTGTCCGCAAGCCTGTCGAAACCTCGTATGTGCATGTACACACGCTAAGCGCATGCCGCGTAGTTCCGTGAGTAAACAGACAGGTCTGTAGCGTCAGAGTATCGTTTAACGATACTTAGGCACTGTGAATGTGGGATTAGTAGCGTTGTGGTCGTACCGAATGCACTCTATTGACGCCCATCCGCGCGCATGAATAAGTAAAATTCCTACATGAGTCGTCTGAAAGCTGTTCTAGACCACATATCAGCCATTGATCTGGAAACTTTGCCACCGAGTTGGGCTCAGTTGCGTGCGGCATACAGGCTGTATGGCCTGGCGCATGACGATTACCTCCGCATGCATGCTGAGCAGCGTGGGCTGTGCTCTATCTGCAAGAGCCCAGGCAGTCGGGAGACTGGCTCTCAGCGGCGCTCGAAAGGTCTATGCGTCGACCATTGCCATGAGACAGGAAGAGTGCGAGGTCTGATCTGTTCGCGATGCAACACAGCGATTGGAATGTTGGACAACAGCGCGGCCAACATGCGGGCTGCTGCCGAGTACATCGATAGATTTAATCAATCAATCGAACGGAGCTAAATAAGCATTATGTAAACTGCAATTCTTACCGATAGACTGCGTTGATTGCGTTCTCACATCGTGGGATGTCAGTTGGCCAGCCGAGCCCCAGAACTTTGCTTCGATCAACGACCAGGCTGGCCGGCGTGCTTGCTTATGAGTGAATCGCATTTCCACCCTGTCTGCTTACCTGTTAACCGAGTAACAAACCTCCATTCCTAGGTGTTTACCCTTAGGATGAGGTGGGGGAGGGGCAAAGCTGGGGCCCACTGAAATGAGGTCTGGCTGCTTGCTATGTTTTGCACCATTGGCGAAGAGTCAGATTTGCCGCATCAGTGTTAGAACCGCTTGCCGAACGCCCGACTGAGGCGTAGGATTTGCTGGCGGTCGGGTGATCGCGAAGACAGGTAGATTTGCATGGACAGACGAACGATGACCGAGCTACTGACCTGGCTAAGCGACCTGGAGTCGCAGTTGGCGCAGTTTGGCGAGGTGGCTGTAGCGAGCGGTATGCCGCTGGAGGTGGAGACGAAGTTCCACGCGGTGGGTTTGTCGGCTGGGATGCTGACGGCGCTGGTGGTTGAGGAGATTGCTGGCGGAGTTGCCCGATGACCGGCCGCCCGAAGGGAAAGTATGGGCAGGCGACCACTCAGGGCCGTATTGAGGTTTTGGCGGCGCTGGAGGCGGCAGGATCGAAGGGTGTGGAGACGGACGAACTGGTCGCGGTGCTGACGGCGCAGGGTTTGACGGTGAGATCGGCCAAGGGCGTGTTATTCCGGACGAAGAAGGACGCGCTGATTTTTGGTAAGGGCGTGAAGTTCAGCCCGACGGATGCGCGGTACCGGTATTTTTCGACTCAGGCGCAGTGTGAGGCGTATGTGTTTGAGGGGGTACTGACGGCAGAGGAGAGGGCCAGCCGCAAGCGCGAAACGGCCAGGGTGCGCTGGCATGCGAAGCGGGCGGCTGAGACTGCGGAGGAACGTGCGAAGCGGGTGGCTGAGAGAAACGAGCGCATCCGGGCGAATATCTGGAAGAAACGCGGATTCGACGAGCCGCCGCCGAAGCGGGTAGCTGTGATGACGCCGGAGCAGCGAGCCGAGATGTCTCGAAAGCGGCTGGAGTCGCTGATGGAGAATAAGCGCGCGAAGGCTGAGGCGAAGCGATTGGCGAAAGCGGCGGCGAAGCTGCCTGGCCGTAAGCAGGTCGTTCGCGATGATTCAGTCGCCGCGCCGGTCGCAGTGCGTAAGCGTGAGCTGCTGACTGGCCCGGTCGATTATTCGAAAGCCCGTATTACGGTGGCGCCGGTTGGTATCGATTACCGATACCACGTAGACCCGGGGAAGGTGGAGAGGGTATTCAGCGCGCTCCCGGTGGGTCGGTATCTGGAAAAGACGGAGGAAGTATGAACTGCCAGCAGGGTGATTTGGCGATTGTGATGGATGACCCGAAGATGTCATCGGACGGCCTGGGACGAAATTCTGGGAAGATCGTCCGCTGCCTGAAACTGCACCCGAAATTTAAGTTCGACCGAATGGAGCCGTGCACGGTGTGGGAGACTGACACGGAGTTTTATGCGGGTCATGAGCGGCATAATCTGATGCCTGACTACCGATTGAAGCCCATCCGAGATCCTGGTGACGATGCGATAGACGAAACGATCCGGCGCCTGGGAACGCCGATGGACATGCGGCTGCGCGAGCTGGAAAACGAGTTGGCGAAGTTGAACGAATCGCTGGATAAGTTGGAAAAGGTGTTGACGAGGTAGCGGGGCGGACGTAGACTGAACGCCTGAGAGTGATGCGCAGTGACGATGCGCGAAGCGTAGTCAGCGAGCGGTCGCAGCCGAGGCGGCATGATGTTCGGGTCTGGTGGATGCTCGGTTAGACCAATGCCGAACGAAAGCTGACAAGCCGGGATCGTCTCCGGTGCTCTCAGTCTTCAAGAGTGTGTTTCGGAACCAATGTCTCACGCATGGCGGCTGTCCAAGAGCGCGGTATTTGGTTAAAACGGGTTGATCGCCGGTTGAAATGCACTCTTGAGGGTTCCAAGCTGCCGGGAACGGCGACGACCGGGATACGTGGGTGTCTCCCCATGCACCGCCCACCTACGTATTGTCCACACCTTGGTTCTCTCAACCTATTGCGGCGCAGGCCGCTCCAGAACCCGCTGAACGACAGCAGGTATCGCTCTTTGGTTTGGTAATTTGCAATCAGGTATAGACGACGGGCTGCTCACGAGGCAGCCCGTTTAATTTGGCGGCTATACTTCTGGAATCATGGAGCTAGCTGATATTCTGGGTGTCGATGACGGCGACGGGGAAAAGCCCGATGACGGTGTCAATATTCGTCGGAGTCATCCTGGGCAAAGTATCGGTGAGTTAGTTCCTCTTCTTCCTGAAGGGCCTTCAGACGAAGACGGCGGCAGCGAGCTTTCGACATACCTCGGGGCCACGGAGGGTCTGGCTCTGTGTCAGGACTATTTTGTTTCTGGGAATCTGGCTGAGTCGGCGCGTAAGTTTCGCGTTCGCTACCCGGTTGCATTGCGTACCTCCAAGGAAAACTGGTTTCTAGAAGAGCTGGCGTCTCTGGAACACCAGTTAAAGATCCGGCAAAGGGCGCGCCTTGATGGGTTGCTCGATAAAACACTGGCTCAGCTTGAGAACCGGCTGGAGACAGGAGACGAGGTTGCGACTAAGGACGGGTTGGTGCACGTCGCAGTGAAGGCTCGCGATCTGGCATCGATTGCGGCAATCCTCACTGATCGGCGCGAGAAACTGGACGAGGCTACTAAACCGTTGGTGGGGGCGCCCAAGGGGAAATTGGAGACGCTAGCGGATCAGTTGAGGGCCAAGGCAGCCGCCAATGCTTCGAACGCTAAAATCGTAGAACCGAGGCAGGTCGGCCATGGGTCGTAAGCGCAAGGTAGCACTCCCGTCAGGGATGTCCACCGATGCCGGGCCATCGGTTGCGCTCGATGCCGGGCTGATTGAAGGTTTCGCGCGCGAGTATCTCTGGCATACGTTCGATGAGCCGGATACGACGCCAGCGTTTCACCGAGACGTATGGTCGCTGTGGTGCGGGCCTGAGAAATACATCGCTGATGCGGCTCCCCGAGGACACGCCAAGACGACCGGCTGTACGGTGACGTATTCGCTGGCTGCGATTTGCTTCGGCGCAGCGGATTACATACTGATCGTCTCGGCAAACGAAGCGCTGGCTAGCGGTATTCTCGGGTTGATTAAGTTCCAGCTCCAGGAAAACGAAAAACTCAAGGCCGATTTTAATGTCCACGGACTATCGATTGACAATGACACAGTAGTGGAGGCTCACGTCGGAAATCGCGTGGTGCGGATAATCGTCAAGGGTGCCGAGCAGCGCTTACGCGGTCTGATCTGGCGCATGAAGCGGCCGAACCTGGTGATCGTCGATGACTTGGAAGACGACGAAGCGGTGGAGAACGCAGATCGCCGGCTGAAGCTTCGAAACTGGTTTAACAACGCTCTACGGCCCATCGGATCGAAGTCCTCGAAGTTCCGCGTCCACGGAACAGTCATGCATGAGGACTCGCTACTGAACCGACTGCTGAAGTCCGCACAGTGGAAGTCCCGCGTCTATTCCGCACATCGGGATTTCGACGATTTCTCGAACATCCTATGGCCCGAGCGTTTCCCGGAAGAAAAACTCCGGATGGAACGCCAGGTTTATATCGATGACGGAAACCCGCACGGCTACTCGCGAGAGTATCTGAATAGGGCGATTGTCACTGCGGAGGCATTTTTCCGACCGGACGATTTCCTGGGAATCCCAGATGAGGAACTTAGCCAGTCGCGAGCCTATTACGGCTCAGTGGATATCGCTGTTTCGGAGTCTGCCCAGGCCGATAACACATCGTTCCTGATCGGTGGCATGACTGACGACCGAGACGGCGACGGAAGTTTCCTGGATATCATGGACAACGAAGTAGGCCGCTTCGATCCCGTGCGCATGATTAACACATGGTTTGCCATGCATGAACGCTGGCAACCAAGGTTCTGGGTCGTTGAAACTGGCGTCATCGAAAAGGTGATCGGCCCGTTCCTACGTCAGGAAATGCGTAAACGGAATGTCTATTTCGAATTGGTTACGAAAGTACCCACGAAGAATAAGCAGTCGCGCGCCAAGAGTATTCAGGGCAGAATGCGGGCAAAATCTGTTCGGTTCGACAAATCCGCCGAATGGTATCCTGCGCTGGAAGTAGAATGCCAAACGTTTCCCCGTGGTGTGCATGACGACCGAGTGGACTCCCTGAGTTTGCTTGGTCTGGCGCTCGAAGACCTGACGGAATACGAGTTCGACGAAAACGAGGAAATGGAAGCCGAGGCGCGCGAGGTGATCGAGCGGGTTAGAGGCGGTCGGTCTAAGATCACCGGATATTGACGGAGATTGTGAAATGAAGTCGATGAAGAAACCCACTCCTGGCAAGCAGATGCCGCCGAAGGAACCGAACCCGGTTCGGCAGCGTTATTCGCTGGGGCTGCCAGACGGCAGTTTGAAAAAGAAGAAGTGATTTTCGGACTCTCACCGTGAGATTCGTTCTCCAACCGAAGGCCCTCGCCAATACCCGGACGTACTCGGTCGATTTCTCGCCGTTTGTCCCTGTGGGCTATTCACTGGCTTCGGCGAGTGGAACGTGCGCTGTTTCGAGCGGGACTGATCCCTCGGCTGGCTCGATGATTTCGAATGTGGCTGTGGATTCGACCGGTTACGGGGTAACGTTCCAGATGAGCAATGGCGTGGACGGCGTGCTGTACATCGTGAGCATTACAGGGACATTCGCATCCGGATCACCTTATACCGGAACGACCGTTACACAAACCGGATATCTGGCTGTTCTGGAAAATCAATGAACATCGAACGCCACCTGAAGCTAGACAAAGCGGCGTGCGATTCGCCGAATCTGTGCGACCGTTTCAGCGAAAAAGACCTTCAGACCATCGGCGGGGTGGTGTACGAAGGTTATATGTACGACAAGGCTTCCCGGCATTCGTGGGAGCAGCGCGTACAGGCAGCGCTTGATCTAGCCCTTCAGCTTCAGGAGGACAAGACGTTCCCGTGGCCTGGTGCTGCGAATGTCAAATTCCCCCTCGTCACCATCGCAGCCCTCCAGTGGCACGCCAGGGCATATCCAGCGCTGGTGCCGTCGAACAACGTTGTGCAGATGCGCGTCGTCGGTGCAGACCCGGATGGCAAGCGGATGCAGAAGGCCCTACGCGTCGGAAATTTCATGAGCTATCAGCTCATGGAAGAGTCCAGCGACTGGGAAGCCGAACATGACCGCGCGTTGTTGGCAATTCCCATCGTCGGGTGCGCCTTCAAGAAAACATACCGGGATGGTGTTCGCGGCGAGAACCGGTCGGAAATGGTTTCGGCCCGCGATCTGTATATCAACTATTGGGCAAAGTCTCTGGCGGATTGCCCGCGCAAGACGCATCGAATCCCGATGCAGAAAAACGAGATGTATTCTCGGATGGCAGGCGGGATTTACCGCGACTGCCGCGAAGAGAGCTGGTACACCTCCGGCTCCGAGATGCTCAACGAAAAGTATCGCGAGAATATACGAATCGGCATGCAGCCGGTTGGCGCTGACGACGACACTACGCCGTTTTTCGCGCTTGAGCAACACGTCCGGCTTGATCTGGACGGAGACGGATATGACGAACCGTACATAATCACTATTGACGAAGCCTCGCAAAATACTCTGCGTATCGTGACGGCTTTCGATTACGACGATATTGTTTTCCTGAAGAAAGATATTGTCGAAGTTCCAGCCACCGAGTATTTCACCAAATACGGTTTCATCCCGTCCCCAGACGGTGGAATCTACGATATTGGTTTCGGCCTGATCCTCGGCCCGATTAACGAATCGGTGTCGTCGATCATTAACCAGCTCATCGATGCTGGCACGATGCAGGTTCGAAGCGGCGGTTTCCTTGGGCGTGGAGCGAAGATCAAGGGCGGAAATCAGGCATTCAACCCGTTCCAGTGGAACCCGGTTGACTCGACTGGCGAGGAGCTTCAAAAGTCGATCATGCCGCTGCCGGTTCGCGAGCCATCGGGGGTGCTGTTTAACCTGTTGGGCCTGCTGATCGACTACACGAACCGGATTGCCGGCGCCACCGACATCATGGTTGGAGAGAACCCTGGTCAGAACACCCCCGCGCAGACTTCGCAAACGATGGTTGAACAGGGTTCGAAGATCAATGCAGCGATCTTCAAGCGTACTTGGCGCTCGATGAAAGAAGAGTTCCAGAAGTTCTATCGCCTGAACAAGCGTCACTTGCCAGCCGAGGAAATGCAGTACGGGGAACAGGCTGGAGTCATCGCGCAAGGCGATTTCAACGACCCCGATAAGTTCGTCTGCCCTGCCGCCGATCCTAACCTCGTCTCGGATAGTGCTGCGGTGCAACAGGCAATGCTGCTCCTGCAACGGGTGCCAACGGGCGGCTACGATCCGGATGCGGTCGAAGTCAGGTTCCTCCAGGCTGCCCGTGTTAAGGACTGGCAGCAAGTGTTTGTCGGTCGGCAGAAGATTCCGCCGCCCCAGAATCCGAAGATTTCCGTGGAACAACTCAAACAGATGGGCCACGAAAAGCGAGACGCCGCGAAGCTCAAGCAGATGTTGCTTGACCACCTCGCGACGAACACCAAGACCAAGGCAGAAATCACTCTCTTGGAAGCGCAAGCCGAACAGATCATTCACGCCATCGGAGCCGATGCGGCTGCGCTGGATATCGATCGATTCGAGGCGCTTTTGAGTGGTGCAGCGGACATGCACAATGTCCAGCAAGGGTACATGCAGCTTCTGCAACAGTCCCTTGAAAGTCAGCAACAACAGCAAGCTGGAGCCTCAGGAACTCCAGCGCGCTGATAACAGCGAGGTTTGAATGAATAGCGAATTGACCGCTGAGTTGTATAGCTCATGGCGGCGACACCCTGTGACTGAGGCGTTGTTTACGCGGATGTCAGAGGAAATTGAACGAGCAAAAGAATCGTGGCTGGACGGGCATTTCACGCATGAGGGTAACTCTGACGCGACGTTCCTAGTCCAGGCACGAGAGCAAGAGAGAGCACGTGTTTACCGCGCGCTCATTAATCAGACCGCAGAAGAATTTCTGCAATCAGTAGGAGGTGAGTAAGTGGAAGAGAAGTCTTACTATCACAGCTTTGACAATACCGCCAATACTAGCGGCCTTGATCCCCGGGGACGGGCGATCCTAGTCGAGCTGTACGCAGTTCCGACCCATTCCGGCCCGATTGAACTTCCGCCGGATGTTGTTCGACAGACCCAGCTTGCCCAGCAGCGAGCGGTCGTTGTTGCCTGCGGGCCGTTTGCATACACGGGCGAGCCTGTTCCTCGATGCAAGCCGGGCGACCACATCGTCTTTGGTAAGTACGCTGGCTATCAAACCGAAGGCCCGGGCGACCATAAGGCATATCGACTGATTAACGACAATGACGTATTTTGCGTCATGACTGTGCATCAGGATAGCTCGGGACAGGCGTTCAAGGATGAGAGGGAGCTGTGATGGCTAATTCGGCAAAAGTTGGGAGCGCAGTCTGCGTAAACTTCAATGTTTCGTTTGACGAACCTGAATCGGCGAAGAACTTCTATGAATCCATGAACTATCTTGTTAGCACCATTGCAGAGCATAGGCATGTGTGCATGAGAGAAGATGGAATCGCATTGGATTCAAACGATGTTTCTGTGCAATTCTCTGTTTTTGACGAGAACATCGGAAAGCCAGGGATTATCGGGGAATCGGTGAGCACGGAAGAATTCTTCTTGCGACTAGAAAAAAATCTTCTCCCCATGAGGAAGCACGCCAATGGCTGATCTAGACAACGACCCGGGCAACGATCCCGGCGAACACAGTGGCGGTGAACGAGATTTCGTCGCGGAGGCTCGCGCCGAAGGCTGGCGTCCCCTTGAGCAGTACAAGGGCGATCCGAACAAGTGGATTGACGCCGAGGAATTCGTTAAGCGCGGGGAGAACATTCTCCCGCTCGTCAAGGCGCAGAACAGCAAACTCAAGGCCGAATTGGAAGGTCAACGACAGTCCCTCAAGGAAATGCGCGAGTCCATGGACAACTTCAAGTTGTTCCACGAGGAAACGACCGCGCGCCTCCAGAAGGAAAAAAAGGCCGAATACGCTCGTGCCGAAGCGGACTTGAAGAAGGCTCGCACCGAAGCACGAGAAAACGGCGACCTCGATAAGGTCGACGAAATCAGCGACGCAATCGCTGACCTCAAGGCTGAGGCTAAGGCCGAAGAGACGAAGACGAAGAAAGCGCCGACTGCGCAGTCTCAGGACGCGATCCTGAAAGACCCGGTGTATCAGGCATGGGCCAAGGAAAATCCTTGGTTCGGCGACGATTCCGACAAGGAAAACGCCCGCAAGTCACGCTTGGCGGTTGCTGTTGGGCAGGAACTTCGCTCCAAGAACCCGAATATCTCCATGTCGGATTTTCTTGAACAGATCACCGAAGAGGTGGAATCCACGTTTGGCGGGAAGAAATCCAACCGAGAGGCTGCCTCAAAAGTCGAGGGATCGCGCCGAGGCGCTGGCGGAGCCGGACGTTCATACGCGGATTTGCCCGCCGATGCGCGCAAGCAATGCGACGAAGACATCAAGCGCCACGTAGGCCCTAATAAGGTCTACAAAACGGCCAAGGAATATCAGTCGTACTTCGCAAATCTCTACTTCGAGGAATAAATCATGACCCGCGAATATACCCGCCGAGTTACTTCTCCCGTGGATATGCCGGCTTCTTCTGCTACCCAAGAGGCGATGAATCCGGCAAATTCTCTTGAACAGCGGCAGGAAACCGTCCGGCAAAAGCGTAAGCGCGTACCGATGACGATGGCAACTCGGAAGCTGGAAACTCCAGAACTTCCCGGGTTTTATCTTCACTGGATTAATGGCGCACCTGACCGAGTTGCAAAGGCGCTGAATGCAGATTACACTTTCGTTCAGAAAGATGAATTGCCGGGTTATACCCTGGAACTTGGCGAACAGACAGGAATCTCGGGCAGCGCAGATATGGGGAGTCGAATCTCCGTTGTTGCTGGCGGAGTTAATGATGATGGGCAGGCTTCTCGCCTTTATCTCATGAAACTCCCGATGGAACTGCGCGAAGAGGATTTGCGAGCGCGCGACGAAGAAGGGCAAAAACTCATCGACGCCTTGCGCAACGATCCGAATGCCCGAGTAGGTAGTGGCGAAGACAATGACAAGCGATATGGGCAGAAGCTTGATATCCGTCAGAGTCAGGGCCGAAAGCCGCAGTCTCAGTCGTACAACGCGCTTGAACAGTTCCAGAAGAAACGCTAAGGCAGTTTCCCGGAACGGTGAGAGCCAAACCGGGAAACCAACATGGCAAACGTCAATCAACCGTCGGGCCTCTCGCCCGTCGGTCATTTGCTGGGTCTGAACTGGAATCAGAAAACCCAGCGCTACTACATCGCTTCTACCGACACCAACGCTTTCGCGATTGGTGATCCGGTCAAGCTCTCCGGCACTTCGGACGCTAACGGCGTCCCGGGCATCACTCTGGCGACTGCCGGCACGGGTAACCCCGTCCTCGGCGCCATTGTCAGCATGGGCGGCCCGCAATACGGTGGTGTGTCAGCCGATACGGCTAACCTGAACATCATCGTCATTCCGGCCACCAAGACCAAGGCGTACTACGTCGATGTGGTTGTTGATCCGTATGTGCTGTACGAGATTCAGGACGACGGCTCGGCGACCCTTGCGGTTACCGACGTGTCGAGCAATTTCAATCTCGTCTCCGGAACGAATAACGGCTACGTCTCTGGCTGGCAACTCGCGGCGAACTCGGCTGCGACTACTGCCACGCTGCAGTTGCAAATCCTGCAACTGGCCCAGAAGCCGAACAACGTGGTTGGCGTCAACGCGAAGTGGATCGTCCGCATCGTGAATCATCAATTCCTTGCCGGCACCGCTGGCGTCTAATTAGGAGTCACGAAAATGGCTGGCGTTATTACCACTGGCTCGCATCCGAAACTGCTCTGGCCTGGCGTCCATGCGACGTGGGGTCAGGTGATGAATGCGGGTGACTATCACCAAGAGCATACTGACCTGTACGAAATCGAAGATTCGGACATGGCCTATGAGCAAGATGTGGAACTGACCGGTTTCGGTCTGGCCCCCATCAAGCCCGAGACGGCCGGCACGACCTACGATTCCGAAATCCAAGGTCAGATCACGACGTACAACCACATCGCTTACGCGCTGGGCTACATCGTGTCGCACGAGGAAATCAAGGACAACCAGTACAAGAAGGTCGCAACGAATCGAGCCAAGGCGAACGCCTTCTCGATGCGTGAAACCATCGAAGTCCTGGCCGCTTTCCCCTACAACAACGCGTTCACCACGTCGTTTTTCACCACGGGCGACGGCCAGTCGCTCATCTCAACGGCTCACGTCAACCCGCTGGGCGGCACGTACTCCAACGCGCTGTCCCCGTCTGCTGACCTCTCGGAGGCCGCTCTGGAAGACATTCACATCCAGATCGAGACGATGAAGAACAACCGGGGCCTTAACATCGCCTACCGGCCGCAATCGCTGCACGTCTCGCCTTACGACGAGTTCACTGCGAATCGCATCCTGAAGTCGGTTCTCCAGTCCAATACCGCCAACAACAACATCAACGTGTTGAAAGCGATGGGTGCCTATCCGAAGGGCATCATGGTGAACCATTACTTCACGGCGCCGCATTCTTGGTTCGTGCGGACGAATGTTCCGAACGGCATGCAGATGTTCTGGCGCGAGCGTCCGACGTTCGAACAGGATAACGACTTCGATACGAAGAATGCCAAGGCTCGAAGCTACATGAGGCTGAGCTTCGGGGCGTCCGACCCGCGCGGGATCTTTGCCTCAAGCGGCCCCTAGCCAATAATACCACTCGCATAAAAACAAGTGGTCTAATAAAATCGGGCTTCCACAACAGGAAGCCCTTTTTTTATGGTTAATTGCAACGTGATCGGATGCGAGAATACGGCTAAAACACGAGGGATGTGTACTCTCCACTACAGTCGTTATCTTCGCAGTGATGAGTTCAAGAACGCTCGCCCGTCTGATTGGGGTCGGAAAGAGAAGCATCCGATGTACCAATCGTGGAGACATCTTTTTAGAAAAGGACAAGTTCCACTTGATCCGTCTTGGCAAGATTTCTGGAAGTTCAACACGGACGTTGGAGAACGTCCCTCCCAAAATCATTCTTTGAGAAGGCTGGACAACTCAGCGCCAATTGGGCCGGGAAACTTTCATTGGCGAGAACGTCAAGTTGATGCATGGTCAGAGAAGAAGAAATTCGATCATGCAAAGTACATCCGAGAATATAGAAAAATGCATCCGGAAAGATTCTTAGACTACGATCTAAAGAGGAGTTTCGGGATTTCTTTGGACGATTATTCCTCGATGCTTGAAGCTCAGAGGGGTGTTTGCGCTATTTGCAAAAATCCAGAGACAGCGATTCATAAAAGTAAGACTGTCGATGGCTACGTAAGCAAAGTCCGAAGATTGGCAGTAGATCACTGTCACAAAACAGGAAAGATTCGCGGACTTCTCTGCGGGGAATGCAACAAATCTATCGGCGGTTTCAAAGAAAATGAGGACTACTTGTTCTCAGCCATCGAGTACCTAGAAAAGTACCGAAAGCTACACGCGGCCTAGAATCTCCGATATACTGCCGTTACTCAGAGAAGCGGCCCGAATCCCTCGGGTCGTACTGAAACGCAGTACGCTTCGGAGGTTTAGATGCCCTTTCAATCGCCTACCCGCTTTAATAGCGGTCTTACTCTTTACCCGTTCCGAGACAATCTCGGGCAATACCCTTCGGTCGCATCTCCCACTCAGTTTGCCATTAATAATGGCGATCTGACGCCGTACAACTCGGCAGAGTGGACGACTACGCAGACCAACGGTACGGCGGCGGCCTATGCGTGGAATTCGGGTGTCGTCAAGCTTTCCACGACCGGATCAACCACCGCTGACGCCATCTACCTGACCGGTACGATGTCCAACTTGCAGTTCCGGGCAAATAATCGCCTGTGGTACTCGGTGGATATCGCGATTCCGTCTACCAGCGCAACGGATATTACGTTCCGAGCTGGCCTGACTGATACGGCTAACCCTGCCTCGGCCACGAACGGAATTTTGTTTCGAAAGCCTCTGGGTGGCACGGCGGTTCACCTGGACATCATCAAGGCGAGCACGACCACGACGATTCAGAACATCGCCGATGTGTCTAAGCCGTCTGGCATGTATGGCTCCAGCAGCGCGGTCGGTACGGTCACGGCTAACGGCACCGGTACGACTCTGACGGCGCTGACCATCGCCACGCCTGGTAACGGTTACGCGAAAGACCCCCTGGTCGTCGTTACTGGCACGGCTGGCTCTGGCGCTACGGGTCGCGTTGAAATCGGCACTGGCAACGGCGGTCTGAACAACGCTGGCCTTTACAACGCGGTCGTTACGTCGGCTGGCTCTGGCTACACCGCTGGAACGTTCGCGGTCGAAGTCGATCATTTCATCCGACTGTCCTTCTGGTACAACGCGCGCGGCGTGCTGTATATCGGCGTGAACGATCAGATCGTTGCGTCGTTTGGTCGTGGCGGTGTGACTACTGTCACGACGGGTAGCACGGTGGATGCGTCTACCGCTAGCCCAGACTCGTTCACGACGATCACCGCTGCCACCGGTATGACGTACCTGCCGGTCGCAGGCGATTTCATGAACGTAGCACCGCTGGTGACGATGTTCCCGTCCGTTGGATTTCTCAATAGCACGGCCAACGCTCGAATCGTTTACATGGATCAAATCCTGTACGCCGGGGAATATTGATGCTCCGCGTTCGGGCTCTGACTGATGCTGCGAAAAACGCCGCAGTCGAGGTGGTTGTCCGAGGTGAGGCTAGCAAGCCCACCAAGGCCAACCCGGAGGGTAAATACGCCGACCTCGATTGGACAGTCGTCGTTGATCTATCTAAGCTGAATCACGCTCCCAAGCGTGCTCGTATCGATGAGATTTACTACGCGCTGTCCGAAAAGGTCGAAGTCCAAATTGCGTGGCATCACCCGAACGAAGAACGCCTAGAGCTGTTGCCCCTGTCGGGACGCGGGCGGCTTGGATTTCCGGCCGCTGCCCCCACGGCACCGGTCGGCGATCACACGGGAAACATCGAAATTCGCACGATCGGACTTCAGCCCGGCCAACTGGTTTACCTGTTGTTCGACCTGACTAAGCAATGAGGTAACCATGGAAACCGTCAAACTAGTCTGTGGGCAACAGCCGGACTTTTTCACGTGGGCGACGCCGCCTAACGCCCCACCCGTCTATACGACTGGCGCAGCAACGACCTATAGCGCACCGATGCCCAAAGATGGTATCTACGCGACCTATCAAGCCAATCAGACGGGTACGGGTGCACAGACTGCCACGGTGTTGATTCAAGCGACAAATGATCCATACAGCGCAGGGCAGGACGACAAGTTCAATCAGAAGTTCCAGAACTTCGCGATGACGACTCTGAGTGGTTCGGCGACCGTCAATCTAGTGCAACCCACTCCGGGATATTTCCGACCCGACCAGACTGGGAATCAGGTTTATGCGGCGGGCGTTCCGAACGGGACGACGTTCACGTATGTCTCTCCCACGCAGGGTACCCTGTCTGCGAATGCGACCGCAACGGGCACCGTTCCTGCGCGATTCCAAGCGAATAAGTGGGTCTTGCTGGGAACGATCAGTCTGACCGGAACGGCGGAAGCTAGCGACGGGTTTGCAACCGCTTCGGCATGGAAGTGGGTTCGAGCGTCCGTCACCGCGATTAGCGGCACCGGGGCAGCGGTCAGCGTCATTCAGGGGAACTAAATGTCTGTCGTCATCAATTATCCGGCGGCTGGTGGCGGCGGGGGCAGTGGCGGCGGTGGCGGCAACGTGGCCACCGATAACCTCTGGCAGGCCGCAGGCGATCTGGCCGTGGGCACCGGCTTGCACACCGCTTCGCGGCTGGGCATCGGCAGCGCACTGCAAGTGTTGCAGGTCGACTCTGGTGCCACCGGGTTGCAGTGGGTGGCGCTGTCGGGGGGTGGCAACGCGCTGACTTCCAATCCACTCAGCCAGTTCGCTAGCACGACGTCGTCGCAGCTTGCGGGCATCATGGCGGATGAGACTGGCACAGGCTCACTGGTCTTTGCTAACGGCCCTATTCTTACCCTGCAAAATTCGACGGGTCTGCCCCTAACAACGGGGGTGACTGGACTTCTTCCGGTGGCAAATGGTGGCACTGGTACCGCGAGTCCCGGCATTGTCGCAGGCACCAACATCACCGTAACTGGGACATGGCCGAATCAGACAGTGAATTCGTCTGCTGGTGGCGGTACCGTCACCAATTCGACCAATCTGACCTCCAATAGCCTCGTGCTGGGCACCGGCACGACAGGCACCCAGGCCGCTGCCGGCCTCGGCTCGGACGGCGTGTCAAAGATCAATCTCGGCGTGGCCGGCACCTCGGTAGGCTCTATCGCATTCAGCAACGCGACCAGTGGCAGCATCACGCTCGCCCCCGCGACCGGTGCACTCGGCGCCGTCACGCTGACGATGCCGGCCGTGACTGACACGATCGTTGGTCTGGCTGCCACGCAGACACTGACCAATAAGACACTGACTGCGCCCACCCTCACTGCGCCTGTGTTGGGTACACCGGCCAGCGGCACGCTGACCAACGCCACGGGCCTGCCGGTGGCGACCGGCATCTCCGGGCTGGGCACGGGAGTGGCCACGATGCTGGCCACCCCCAGCAGCGCCAACATCGCCGCGGCCTGCACGGACGAGACCGGCTCGGGCTCGCTTGTCTTTGGCACCGCGCCGACGATCTCCGCAGCCAACCTGACCGGCATTGTCACGACCAACGGTGCCAACGTGACGACGGCTGCCGCGATGGGTGCGCTGGCCATCGACGTGACCAAGGGCCTGAACACCAAGTCGATCGCCGCGGATTCCACGTTCACGTTCAGCGGCACGCCGGCCACGACCGACACCTGGTTCGGTTGCTACATCACCAACACCGACACGAACCCGCACATCGTGACCATCCCGAGTTCGTTCTCGGTGGTCACGCAGGCCGCGCGCACGACGTTCCCGCTGGCCGCCAGCGGCAAGGCGTGGCTCATGTGGCGCTACGACGGGACGAACTACAACGTCTTCGGCGACAGCCCGTACCTGAGCAACTTCGCAGCCACGACCAACCCCGCGGTGACGGACGACGTGGCCGATGGCTACGGCCCGGGCTCGCTCTGGGGCAACACGAGTGCCAACTCGCTTTACTGGTGCGAGTCCAACGCGGCCGGCGCCGCGGTGTGGAACCTCGTGGCAGGCTCGGGTTCGGGTGACATGCTGCTTGCCAGCGCTCAAACAGTCACTGGCGCCAAGACGTTCAACGACGCGACGCTCGTCCTGGCCGGCTCGACCAGCGGCACAACGACGCTGCACAGCGCGGCGGTCGCTTCCACGAGCTCGATGACGTTCCCAGCGGGCACCGACACGGTTGCCACGCTTGCCGCCACGCAAGCCCTGACTAACAAGACCTACGAAGGCAACACCTGGACGGCAGGGACAGCTACGCTTACCGGGAGCGCCGGCAAGACGCTGACGTGGCAGAACTCGCTCATCTTGGCCGGCACCGATGGCACGTCATTTACGTTCCCAGGTTCGAACGACACGATCGTTGGCCGTACATCAACGCAGACGCTGACGAACAAGACGCTGACTTCGCCGTCGATCACGTCGCCTACGCTCACGACGCCGGTGCTGGGAACGCCCACCAGCGGCACGCTCACGAACTGCACCGGTTTGCCGATCAGCACGGGTGTGTCGGGCCTGGGCACGAACGTGGCTACGATGCTGGCCACCTTCAGCAGCGCCAACATTGCTTCGGCCTGCACGGACGAGACCGGTACCGGCTCGCTCGTGTTCTCGGCCTCGCCGGCGCTCACGGGCACGCCCACGGTCGGTGGTGCAACCATCGCGGTGGTCAACACGATCAGCACGCAGAGCGCGGCCTACACGTTCGTGCTGGCTGACGCGAACACGACGATCATGCACCCGAGCGCCGACACGACGGCGCGAACGTGGACGATCCCTGCCAACGGCAGCGTTGCCTATCCAACCGGCACGATCCTGCACATCAAGAATCAGCTCTCCGCAGGCACGCTGACGATTGCGATCACCACCGACACGCTCACCTGGGCGCGCGCGGCGGGCGGCACGGGTTCGCGAACGCTGGCCGCAGGCGGCGAGGCGTCGATCATGAAGGTCGACTCCACGCACTGGGAAATCGTCGGCACTCCGGAGCTGAGCTAATGTCCGGCGCTCTCCTGCGCAGGCGGCGCACCATCATCGCCATGGCCGCCGGTGGCGGCAGTGGCGGCGGGGCCAAGACATTCGTCCAAAAGACGACGCTCAATGCATCCAGCGGCGTCACGACCCAGACGACCACGATCACGGGTGCGACTTCGAACAACCTGCTGATCGCGCTGTCCACGTGGGACATGAACGCGGCGTCCGGCAACCCCACGATCAACGCCTCGTCGACCGGATGGCAGCAGGCCGTCCAGGCCGGCCCTGTGGTCTCGCTGAACAACAGCGCCTGGATCACGGGCTCGTCCATCTTCTACAAGCAGGCCGCCGCGTCGGGGTCGAATGCGTTGCAGCTGGACTTCCCCAACACGTCGCGCGTGCAGACGATCATCATCGAAGTCTCCGGGAACGCGACCAGCGGCTCCCTGGACAAGCTCAGCTCCAACACGACCACCAGCGCGACGACGATCAGCACGTCGACCGCCGCAACGACCTGGGCAACGGAAATCGTCGTGGCCGTCGTCGCAGCCCGGTTCGTGGCCGGCAACTCCAACATCGGCCTGACCGATCCGGCCACCGGCATGGGTGTCTCGATCGGGGTCAACCAGGACACCAACACCTACGCCGCCCACGAGTCGTCCTACCTGATCGTCAGCTCGACCGGCACGCAGTCGGCCTCGTGGTCCTGGACTGGCGCGGGTGAAGCCACGGCAGCCATCGCAACCTTCATGTAGGCGCCCGCCATGCAGTTCACCCAACTCGCACTCGCCGCTGCCCTGCTGTTCGGACGGCGGTCCCCGGCGTCAAGCGGCGGGGGTGGGGCTGGCAGCGCGCCGGTGCTCATGTTCACCGACTTCGTGGCCGGCCCGACCACGGGCGGCGACGGCAACAACGGCGCGTTTCTGTCGATCTACGGGTTTTTCCCAGGTGTCTCCTATTCCGACCTCGGCAGCACGGTGCACGTCACCATTGGCGGCGTCGAGGTGGCGAATTACCGCTGCCTGGTCAACGCCGTGGGTTCCGGCTCGGGCATCGGCCGCGGTGTCTACGACACGTGGGGTCTGCAGTGCCTGACGGTGCAGGTCGGCGCGCTCGGCTCGCCCACTGCCGGCACTGCGCTGAAGATCGACATGACCGTGGGTGGCACGCACCCGCTCAATTCCACCGACGGCAGCGGCAACTACCTAGGCTATGCTCAGGCCATGGACGGCACTCGTCCAGCGTTGACTTTCACGCCGCAGCCGGGCCTTATCCAGTACATCGACCGCATCAACGGCAGCGATGCCGCCGACGGGCTTACGTCGGCCACGCCAAAGAAGACGCTCCAGGGCTCAACCGGCTTTACGGGAGTATTCTTTTGCGCCACGGCGGCCGGCGCTACTAATGGCATGAAGCCGGGTACGCATGTCTATGACCTGGGCGGGACGGCCAATGCGAACGGCCTCAGCGGCTCGGCGGTCGGACTTTTCCGGATCGGCGGGACGCTGCCGACGGGCGGCACGAATCGCGGCCCGATCTGCTACACGCGCTACCCCGGTGCGATTGGCGCGAATTCGCCCGCTGTCGTGGTGATCCAGGGCGTGATTGATGGCAGTGGCAATGGCGGCGGAGGATTCTTCGGAAATGATCAGGCGCGCGCGGGCGAAACAAATCCCTATGATGGATTGACCGGCTGGGGCCGCTCGATTCACATCTCCAACGTCAAAATCATCTCGTCTGCCAACGGCGCTCGGGATGGCTGTCCGATCAACCTAGCCTCCAGCGGCGACGACTGGCGCATCACGAACTGTGACCTGTCATGGCCGTGGGTCAGCAGCGCATCCAACATCACGAACGCCGCAGGCATCGCAGGCAATGGCAAGGGCGCGACGTACCAAGGTAACTACATCCATGACATTCAGGGTGTAGTGGCCGACAACCAGAACCATGGCATCTACATCGATGGTTCTGTAGTCTGCGCTGACGGCGTGCGTGTGTTCATGAACTGCATCTACCGCATCACGGCGGGCAATGGCGTGCAGACATTCAACACGCAGGCCAGTGGTGAGATTGTGAACGTCTCGGTGATATGCAATTGGATTGAAAATACGCATAAGCATGGCCTGAACGTCGGCCAGAATACCGGCAGCCGATACGACGCCAACAACATCGTGATTGATTCGGGTGAAGCGGGTTATCACATCTCTGGCGGTACAGTGGTTGGCGCCAATGCTGTTAGCAGTGCCAACAATACGATCTATGGATTCGCACAGGTCGTTGGCACGCGCTCAGCATGGTGGAATGAAGGTGGCAACCCTGGCGGTTCGACTGACCATCGAAACAACATCTACATGCAAAAGGCCGGGACTGCCGCAGGTTACTCGTTCGTCATCGCTGACGTTGGCCCGGATAGTTTCTCCAACAACATCTTCTTTGATTACGCAGGAAACCTGTCTAGCGTATCGGCTACCTATGGTACTTATCACGACCCAGGACTGACAGCACCCACATCGCATGACTTTACGCCCGCATCCGGATCATTTGCTATCAACTTCGGAACGACAACACTCATTAGTCGGCCGTTTGACTTCTTCGCGCATGCCGTTAGCGGAACCCCGGATGCTGGTGCTATTGAGCGCGGGGCGAGTTTCTAGTCATGGGGCCATTTTTCCCGTCCGTCTTCAATCGGATCGTCAGCACCCTTTCGGTCGGGTTGACACTTACACCGCTGATTTTGGCCAACCCCGTCATCGACCAGCCGCTGAACTACACGATCCCGGGCTACAGCGGCTCGATCATCAGCCAACAGTGGTACTGGAACACAGGATCAGGCCCGACACTCATTCCGGGCGCCACGGGCGCCACCTACACACCCAGCCTGACCAGTCCGCGCGGTGGTGCCACTGACGTCGGCGGCTTTGCCAGCGTGGCCGTGACGACGCCGTTCGGCACGTTCCGGAGCCAGGAGTTCTCGGCGACAGGCCAGGTCATCTCGCAAACCGGCGTGCTTACGAAGTCGTCGCCGACATCCGGCACAAACTTCGTTGCCACCGAGGCTACGACGATCACGGTATTGACCGTCAGTGTGATGCGGCTCGTCTGCCCGAACGGGCCGAACCCGACCTTCTACATCGAAACGACGGTCGCGCCGGGCACCTATACGGGTGGCACGAGCAATTTCGGTGATCCGACACTGCTGGGCGGCTCGCAGTTCAGCAGCAACGTCTATTCATACCTATCGCTCGCATCGGCCGCATGCATCGATCAGGTCGCGGCCAAGCCGGCAACTGCGACGCGGCCAGGCACGAGCACGGGTGTTGGGTTCTTCACTAAGAACGGCGCTCTGTACGACGCCAACGGCAACCGCTTTGACGGGCGCGGCCCGAACCGCCTGCACTGGGATTGCAACCGGCCGGGCAATGACTCGGGCCTGTTCAACGCCGGAGGCAACATCCACCGGCTTTTCACTGACACGTCCCAGAACTGGGCGACGGTCAATCAGCCATTGATCGACGCGATGATCAGCAATCATGTCGTGCCGCAATTGGTGATCCCCTACGTGCGCGCGAACTTCGAGGCGACGTTCTCGGGCACGACGATGACCGTCACGACGATGAACTCGGGCGTGATCGGTTGCGCCCCATCATTCAGTTCAGGCGCTGGCGGTGGCTTCATATCGACGGGCGTGTCGTCGACCACAGTCATCAAAGCGCAGTTGACCAACACGAATTCGAGCGGCATCCCCGGCAAAGAGGGCACGTACACCACCAGTACCTCAAACAGCATCGGCACGCCGCAAAATGTTGTCTATAGCAACGGTACGACCGGGCAAAAGGCTCCGGACTTTGCCATCGCTGCGGCTCAGGTATGGGTCGACAACTACGCGAACTTCGGCTCCTATGAGCGGTGGATGCTACTCAATATCATCAATGAGTGGGGGGCCTCTGCGGGCACCTACACAGCGTCGATCTCTGGCACCACGATGACCGTACCGTCTAGCTCGGCCAGCGTCTATATCGGCCAGAAGATCAATGGTTCAGGCGTTACACCTTGCACCGTGACCGCGTTCCTCACAGGTACCGGCGCGAACGGCACTTATACCGTGGATGTCAGTCAGACGGCGGCTAGCACCACGATGACCGATGTCACCTGGCGCGATACCTGCATCACGATGGTGGGGATGCTGCGCACGGCCGGCTATCTTGGAACAATTGTGCTGGACGCACCGGGCAGTGGTCAGGATGCGCCGGCTGCCGGACGTGGGTGGACGATCATCAACCACGCGGCGGCGATCAAAGCGGCCGACCCACAGCAAAACATCATGGTCGAACTTCACACCTACGGGTCATATCCCGCCGGTGCGCTTGCGGCTGTGGCGCAGGCAATGAACACGGCAGCCGTGGCAAATAACGTCCCATATGCGATTGGCGAGTTCGGCCCGGCCAATCAGAACGCGGCTTCCGGCTCAATCACGACTGCGCAAGCGCTGGAGACGGCCTCAGTGGCCTTCGCGTGCGGCCTGGGCTGGAAATACTGGGCTTGGGACGATCCGGTCAATGCTTCGAGCACGACATCGGTTTACTACGCCGCATGTTTCCAAGCCAATAGCAACTATTTCTCGACATCA